TCTCCAGGCGCTCAGCGCGGCCGAGATCGCGGCCTTGCCGGTCGAACTGCTGGCCATCCTGCAGCACGAGATCGATGCGCGGCTCAAACGCGACAAGGCCGCCAAGGCCCGGCTCGATGCCGGTCTCGCGGTGCGCTACGCCGATCGCGCTGCTGAGGAACGGCAGGCCGCAGGCAAGGACACGGGCACGACGCGCTTCGATGACGGTGATTTCACCATCGTGGCTGACCTGCCCAAGCGGGTCGATTGGGATCAGGACAAGCTCGCCGCGATGGTCGCGCGCATTCGCGATGCCGGTGACGACCCCGCACAATATGTCGACATCGCCATCAAGGTGCCGGAGCGCAAATACGCGGCCTGGCCCGACGCGATCCGGAAAGGCTTCGAGCCCGCGCGGACCGTGCGCACCGGCACGCTCAAGGTCGAGCTTCTCTCTCAGGGAGGCGATCAATGAGCCTGCGCATTCTCACCGCCGATGAGCGCCTGCGCGAGGCGCAGGGCAAGACCACCATGGCGATCTTTGGCCCGAGCGGGGGTGGCAAGACGACCCTCCTGACCACCATGCCCGAGGAGCAAACCGTCTGCCTCGACTTTGAAGCGGGTCTCAAATCGGTGCAGGGCTGGAAAGGCGACAGCATCTCGATCCGTCGCTTTGCCGATGCGGTCGATATCGCCTGCCTGATCGGTGGCGCAAACCCGGCGGCCCAACCGGAAGAGCATTTCTCCGAGGCCCATCATGCGCACCTGCGCGGGCTGCATCCCGAGCTAGCCGCGCGGCTCGACACCAAGCGCATCGTCTTCGTCGACAGCATCACCGATCTGACGCGCCAGGCGATGGCATGGGCCAAGACCCGACCCGAGGCGCTGTCGGACCGCACCGGGAAACCCGACACACGCGGCGCCTACGGGCTTCTGGCGCGCGAGGTCATCGGCCTGCTGAAGCATCTTCAGCATGCGCCGGGGCGCACCGTCATCTTCGTCGGCATCCTCGAGAAGGTCGTCGACGACATGAACAGGGTGACGTTCCAGCCGCAGATGGAAGGCGGCAAGGCCGCGCGCGAACTGCCGGGCATCGTCGATCAGGTCATGACGCTCGACCTCTTCACGCAGGAAGAGGGCGCGGAGGGCGCGCGCAGCTGGCGTCATGATCCCGACAAGGGCACCGCGCGCCGCCTCGTCTGCCAGTCCGCCAACCCCTGGGGCCTGCCCGCCAAGGATCGCTCGGGCCGTCTCGACCTGACCGAACCCGCCGATCTCGGCGCGCTTCTCACCAAGATCAACCAAACCCCGAAAGGATAATCCCCATGACCTTCGACATGAACGACGTCGCACCGCAGCAATCCGGCGACCTGATCCCGGACGGCACCTTCGCCAAGGTGACCATGTCCATCCGCAAGGGCGGCACGGACGGGATGAGCGAGGTGGATCGCGGGCTGCTGAAACCCTCGAACCAGCCGGGCAGCGATGTGCTGATGGTGGATGCCGAGTTCACCGTGGCCGAGGGCCGGTTTGCCCGGCGTAAGTTCTGGCAGAACTTCACCGTGCAGGGCGGCAAGCTCGACGAGCAGGGCCAGTCGATCGGCTGGAAAATCTCCAAGAGCCAGTTCCGGGCCATGATCGACAGCGCGCTTGGGCTCAACCCCGAGGACATGAGCGAGGGCGCCAAGGCCAAGCGCATGCTGCGCGGGCTGGCCGATCTCGACGGGATCACCTTTGTCGCGAAGATCCAGATCGAGGCGAACCGGAACCCCGCCTACAAGGATGCCAACAAGCTCGACCATGTGGTGCTGCCGACGGCGCCCGAGTGGCAGAAGGTCATGTCGGGCGAAGCGGTGCCCACGCAGCCGTCCCAGAAGCCGCGGCCCGCTGCCGCTCCGGCGCAGCCCGCTGCCCCGGCATGGGGTCAGTCGCAACCCGCTGCCGCGCCAACCGCACCGGCCTGGACTACACCGGCCTCGACGCAACAGCCGGCCACGCAGCCCACGCAAGCGCCGCAACCAGAGAGCGGCCCACAGCCGTCGCACGGTTCTCAGCCGTCGCAGGGCCCGGCCTGGTTGAACCCGTGAGCCCGGACGAATGGCAGGCGCATGTCACCACGGAGGCGGCGCTCGCGATGGGGCGCTGGCTCGAGGCGCGGGGGCGGCTCGACCGCCCCATCGCCGGCCTCACGCGAAAGGATCTCGAATGCATGGCATCAAACGCGATCGGCCGCTTCATCTTACTGGCCTCGGAGCGTCGGACGGAGGCGCCCGACCCGGAGGAACGCGCAAAGCTGGACCTTCTGCTTATGGGGTGACGCGCGCTGACCTCGCCCGCCGTGTGCCCTGCGCGCTCTGCGGACGGGAAGCGCACGGCTTCGGCTACTGTCACCAATTGCGATGGGACCGCCATCCCCACCACCGATTTTGCTCGATGGCCTGCCTCACAGCGGGCAGCGCCATCGCCAGGAGAAACCACGGAATGATCGACAAGACCGACATGGAAGCCCGCGCGATCTTTGAGGCGCGCCGCAACCTCGCTGAAGCGCTCACCGAAATGGACCTGATGGAGCCCTTCTTCGACCGGCCGGCCGAGGACATCGACTGCCTGATCGAGGCCTGCGTCGAGGGCTTTCAGGCCTCGATGCGGCGCCAGTCCGATGCCGGCGAAATTCCTTTTTGAGCCGGAGACCAGCATGCTCGACCTCAACCACAAATCCGGCTTCGTCTATGGGCGTGAGGCTTCGGAGCCCGAGCCCCTCGGGGCGCGGATCAACAGCCGCATCGACGCAGCACTTGTTGCGGAGCGCGACACGCAGCGCCCGCGCGACTATCTCGGCGCCAGCCGCATCGGCGAGCCCTGCGCGCGCCGCCTCGTCTATGAATTCACCAGGACACCGGTCGATCCGGGCAAGGAATTCGAGGGGCGCACGCTGCGCATCTTCAAGGCCGGTCACGTGTTCGAGGATCTCGCCATCCGCTGGCTGCGCACAGCGGGGTTCGACCTGCGCACCGAAAGGCGCGACGGCGGCCAGTTTGGCTTCGAGACGGCAGGCGGGCGCATTCGCGGTCATGTCGATGGCGTGATCGTCAGTGGCCCGGAGATGGGGCTCACCTGGCCGGTGCTCTGGGAACACAAGGCGCTGAAGGCCTCATCCTGGTCCGACACGGCGAAGAAGGGTGTGCAGATCTCGAAGCCCGTCTATTACGGCCAGTTGCAGATCTACATGGCTTATATGGGCCTAGCCTCCGCGCTCTTCACCGCGCTGAACAAGGACAGCTGCGAGCTTTACCACGAGCATGTGCCGTTCGACCCAGGCGCCGCGCAGGCGCTGTCGGACAAGGCGGTGGACGTGCTGCGCGCCGCGGACGCGGGCGATCTGCTGCCACGCATCGCCGTTCATGCCGATTTTTATCTCTGCCGGTTCTGCCCCTTCAGCGCCCGGTGCTGGTCGGAGGGTCACGCATGAGTCTCACGCTTTCGGAGGCGCAAACGCGCGCCATTGCCGCCATCCGCGACTGGTATCTGCACCGCACCCACGCGCAGCAGGTGTTCCGGGTGTTCGGCTACGCAGGGGTCGGAAAGACCACCATCACCGCCATGGCGATCGAGGCGCTCGGCCTCCGGCCGATGACGCCCGGCGGTCTGGGCGGCGTGATCTTCGCCGCCTTCACCGGCAAGGCCGTCCATGTGATGACGCAGAAGGGCACGCCGGCCCAGACGATTCACAGCCTTATCTATCGCTTCTCCGAGGCCACACCCGACGAAATCGCCCGCGTGACCGAGGAACTGGCGGCGCTGGAGCGCGACCTGCCGCGCATGGGCGTGGCTGAGCGCAGCTTTGCCGAGACCCAGATCAGACAGCTGAAGTTCAGGCTCGATCACATCCATGAACCGCGCTTCGTGCTGAACACGCAATCCGCCCTGCGCGATGCGGACCTGCTCGTGCTCGACGAGGTCTCGATGGTGGGCACGGACATGGCACAGGACCTCATGGCCTTCGGCAAGCCGATCTTGGTGCTGGGCGATCCGGGCCAGCTGCCGCCCGTGAAGGATACCGGTTTTTTCACCGAGGCCACACCTGACGTGATGCTCACCGAGGTGTATCGGCAGGCCGCCGAGAGCCCGATCCTGCAGCTGGCCACCCTCGCGCGCGAGGGCCGCGACATTCCCTTCGGCGCGTTCGACGATCAGGTCTGGAAGATGTCGCGCCACGAGGTGAGCCCGGCGCAGATGCTGCAAGGCGGCCAGGTGATCTGCGGCACGCACGCCACGCGGCGGCGGCTCAACACCGCGATGAAGGGCGCTGCCGGGTTCGAGGCCGATTATCCCGCAGGGGCCGGCGAAAAGATCATCTGTCTGCGCAATCGCCATGATCTTGGGCTGATCAACGGCATGTTCCTGCATCTGTCGGACGTGCAGGCGCATCCCCGCAACGACCGGGCGTTTCGCGCCACAGTGCGCACCGAGGACGGCACCTGCATCTCGGGCGCGCAGGATTTCTGGCGCGGGGAATTCGACGACCATGTGCGCTTCGATCCCGACCGCCATCGCCGCGAATGGATGGCGTGCCGCGGGCTGATCCAGTCCAGCTGGGGCTACGCGATCACCTGCCACAAGAGCCAGGGAAGCCAGTACCCCACCGTGATCGTCGTGGATGACGGCTTCGGGCACACCGCCGAGGACCGCAAACGCTGGCTCTACACCGCAATCACCCGGGCCGAACACGGCCTGCTGATCCTTGCCTGAAGGAGGCCACGCATGAGTGCCACCGTGATCGATCTCAACGACGCCATGCCGTCGCGGCCGCAACCGGAACGCTACGATCTGGACCTGATCGTCCAGCGTCTGCGCGAGACGGCGGAGCATTGGGTGCCGCGGCTGTTCCCAAATGGACGCCGTGTTGGCGACGAATGGCGGCTGGCCAATATCCGCGGCGACGCACCGCGCAATACCGGCTCCTGCGTCATCACCCTGCGCGGGCCGCATGCCGGGGACTGGATCGACTTTGATGGCAATGAGGGCGGCGGGCCGATCAGTGCCATCGAGGCGGCAACGGGGCTCGATGGGCGGGACCTGATCGTCGAGGCGGCGGAGATGGCCGGCGTTCAGTCCGGTGCCCCCGCGCGCCAGGCCCCCGCAGCCAAACCCGCGCCAAAGCGCGACGCGTCCCAGGACATCGCGCATATCCTGTCGAAAGCCGTGCCCATCACCGGCACCTCAGCCGCGGCCTATCTGCAGGCCCGCGGCCTTGCGCTGCCGGACGCGCCCGATCTGCTGTTTCATTCCGATCTGACGCATTGGGAGACGAAGACCGGCTATCCGGCGCTTCTCGGCCAGGTGCGCGATCGCAGCGGCGATGTGATCGGGCTGCACCGTACCTACATCGTTGAAGCCGGCAACGAAGTGCGCAAGGCGCCGGTCACCAAGCCGAAGATGATGCTCGGGCGCGTGGCCGGTGGCGCCGTGCAGCTCGCACAGCTCGGGAATGGCGACCGGCTGGCGCTGTCAGAGGGCATCGAGACCGGGCTCGCCGTGATGACCGCCTGTCCGGACCTGGCGGTATGGGCGACGCTGTCGACCTCCGGTCTCGAACAGATCGATTTGCCTCCCGCCGCACAGCGCGTGCTGATCCTCGCCGACCATGACGTCTCCGGCGCCGGTCTGCGGGCCGCCGAAGCCGCCGCCCGGCGCTTGCGGGCGCAGGGGCGCGATGTCGCCATCGCGATCCCACCGGAGGAAGGGCAGGACTTCAACGACCTGTTGTTGCGCGACGGGGCCAAGGCCGTCGCCGCCCTGATCGAGGACGCGGAGGCCGTCACCGAGACCGAGGCGGTCCTGCAGATCGGCCAGCACCGGCCGGTCAATTATCAGGGCAGCGGCGAGGCCATGCCCACCCTGCGCGCCGACGAAGGCGATCTGGGCCGTTCGGTCTCCCAGGCCTGGAGCGTGATCATGGCCTCCAATCGCACGCCATGGGTCTATCGCTTCGCAGGCCAGCCCACATGGGTGGTCCCCGACGACGAGGGGCGCCCGGTGGCCACCATGCTCAACGAGGAACGCCTGCGCCACATGCTGGCGCGGCTGGCCCGCTGGGTGCGCGAAACTTCGAAGGGCGAATTGCTGCCTGCGCCGCCGCCCGTCGCGGTCGTCAAATCCGTGCTGGCCACGCCCGATCCGGCGCTGCCGGTGCTCACCGGTATCGTCAACACGCCGGTCTTCGGGCGCACCGGCACGCTGATCACCACGCCAGGATACCACCCGGACGCACGGTTGCTCTACGTGCCCGCGCCCGGGTTCACCGTGCCGGAGATCCCTACCCGACCGGGTGCAGAGGATATCGCGGCCGCGCGCAGGCTGATCTGCAAGGACCTGCTCGGCGACTTCCCCTTCACCGGCGAGGCCGAGCGCGCGCATGTCGTGGCCCTCCTGCTGCTCGGCTTCCTGCGTGGCATGATCGACGGGCCGACGCCGCTGCACCTGATCGAAAAGCCCACGCCCGGCACCGGCGCCACACTGATGGTAGATGCGATCGCCACGATCCTGACCGGCACCGGTGCCAGTGTCATGACCGAGGGGCGCGACGATGAGGAATGGCGCAAGCGCGTCACCGCCAAGCTGCGCCAGATCCCCTCGATCATCCTGATCGACAACCTGCGTGCCAAGCTCGACAGCGCGGCCGTTGCCGCGGCCCTCACCGCCCCCTTCTGGGAGGATCGTGTGCTCGGGGTCTCGGAAATGACCCGGCTGCCGATCCGCTGCCTCTGGATCGCGACCGGCAACAACCCCGAGTTCTCCAACGAGATGGCGCGCCGCCTCGTGCGCATCCGGCTCGATGCCAATATCGAACGCCCCTGGCAACGCGGCGGGTTCCGCCATCCCGATCTCATGGTCTGGGTGCGCGCCAATCGCGCCCGGCTTGTCGCGGCCTGCCTGACGCTGTGCCAGGCTTGGATCGCCGCCGGCAAGCCGCGCGGCAAGAAGACCATCGGCTCCTACGAGAACTGGGCGCAGATCGTCGGCGGCGTGCTCGAAACCGCCGGCATCCCCGGCTTTCTCGGAAATCTCGAGGAGATGATGGAAGCGTCCGATAACGAGGGGGCCGCGTGGAACGGGTTCATCGCAAGCTGGTGGGACCGGTTCGGGACCGCAGAGGTGGGAGCAAACGATGTGCTTGACCTCGCGATAGTCGCAGACCCGAAGCTCCCGGTGGGCCGCCCGGGCAAGACTGTCGACACGGCAGAACTCGGTCGTGGGATCAGTCGGATGCGAGACCGTGTTTTCGATGTGGATGGGCGGAAGCTGCAATTGAAGTTCAGCAGGATGCTGCGGCGCTCGCAACGCTGGGTTCTGACGCTCACCGCGGACCGCTCGCGCCAATCTCCTTCAGCAGGGTGTGAGGTGTGTGAGGAGGGGTGTGAGGATAAAAACGTCGCACCTCACACATCCAAGCCATTGGATACGCAACAGAAAACGGAAGGGTGTGAGGTGTGTGAGGTAAATTCCCGTACCCTTACGCATGCGGGCACGCGCGCACACGCGAAGGAGAGGCCGGAAAACACCTCACATTCCTCACATTCCTCACACAGGCCCATAAAATCAGAGACTTATGGGTGTGAGGATGGGTGTGAGGCAGATTTGCCCTCCTCACACAGCCCCGACCTGGTGCCTGACTGGCTCAGGGAGGTGCTCGAATGATGCGTCCGCCCGCTACCGGCCCGCCGCGCGACGGGCCCGTTCAAATCCGACGACGGCGGCCGGTACCGCCAAGCATCAACCGCCGTCGTCTTCCACCCGAGCAGCCAACCAGAAAAGGAGACCACCCATGGCTGATACGACTCTCGCCGACGCCAACCTCGGCGCAACCCCGAAAACGCCCATGCCGCCTGAGCCCGCGCGCACCATCCTTGCGCTCGATCTCGGCACCACGACCGGCTGGGCGCTGCGCGGCCATGACGGGCTGATCACCAGCGGAACAGCATCGTTCAGGCCCGGCCGCTTCGATGGCGGCGGCATGCGGTATCTGCGCTTCACCAACTGGCTGACCGAGCTGGACCGGCTGTCTGGCCCGATCGCGACGATCTGGTTCGAGGAAGTGCGCCGCCACGCAGGCACCGACGCAGCCCACGTCTTTGGTGGACTGCTTGGTGTGCTGACCAGTTGGGCGGAATTGCGCGGCGTTCCCTATCAAGGCGTACCCGTTGGCACGATCAAAAAATATGCCACCGGTCGCGGCAACGCCAACAAGCAGGCAATGATCGACGCGGCCCGCGCCCGTGGGTTCAGCCCGGCCGACGACAACGAGGCCGACGCCATCGCCATTCTGCTCTGGGCCATCGAGACCCGGGGAGGTGCGGTATGAGCTTCCACCCGAAAGGCTACGGCGGTCACCGCCGCGATCCCGAACAGGTCAAGCGCGACGGTTGGCACGACCAGCAGATGCTGGCTGTGTCGCTGGACGACCACCGCCTCACCTGGCCCGAGCGCGAACTGGTTCGGCAACTGGGCGAGCGGCTCTATGGCAAGCGGCAGGAGGACCGACGTCATGGCTGACTGGACCACGGGCCGCGTGCAGGACCGGCTGGAGCTGGCCGCAGACGTGTTCGCGCAACTGCCCGGCGTGAAGCCCACGGGCTACTTCAACGCCTGGCCCGAGTATTTCCACAGCTTCGCCGATCATGTGGGGCAAGAGCCGGAAACGCGCCGCCCGCGCCCTACCCCGCGCCAGATCACCGAAGCCGAGGAGGCGATGCTCTGGCTGCGCTGGCTGGAGCGTGACGACGCGCGCATCGTCTGGCTGCGCGCAAGGGGCAAGCCGTGGAAGAAGATCACCTGGGAGATCGGGCTCAGCCGTCCGGCCGCCAACCGCCACTGGCAGTACGGCGTCGCGCTGATCACCTGGCGGCTCCATGGCCGCGTGCCATCATCGCGGCGCTCGAGGCGGTTCGTGATCGACAACGCCGACAGCCTGTCAAGGAAAATCATCCTGTGACGGAATTTTCGGGGAGACATCCCGTGGGGTTCACCAAGCCGGCCTCGGGGCCTACAAATGGGTTATGCTCGCACGAGGCGTGAGCGACGGGACACCACGACACGACTGGATTCCGGGGTCCACCCGGGGTCCAGTTGGGAATCCAGAAGGGGACACGATGGCACGAGAGCGGCGACAGTTCGACCCCGGGCAAACGGTGACCGGTTGACCGGAAAAACCATCTCCGCCACCCGCTAAGTCATTGATTTCACGGTTCCTTTCTGTGCACTTCGTATGCTGGCGGGCGTGGCGCAAAATGTCGCCAGCGACAGGGCCGATTTTTTGGGAAGCCACCGGTGTCCAGCATCCAGCTACGACACCCTGAAAGCTTCGTGATTTCAAAGACCTGACCGGCCGCGCGGGGTGGATACCCCGCGGACTTCGGAGTCCAGCCGGAAGCCGGTGGCCCCCACCGCGGAGTCCACCCGTGGGGGAGTCCAATCCCTTCGGCCCCAATGCCATAGACAGGAATACGCATGACGCTGAGCTTCGCCCCGGAGCGGATCGAGCACTGGCCGCTCGCGCGCCTGCAGCCTTACGCGAAGAACGCGAAGCAGCACGGGCCCGACCAGGTCGCGAAGCTCGCTGCCAGCATGGCCGAGTTCGGCTGGACCGTGCCGTGCCTCGTGGGCGAGGACGGCGAGCTGATCGCCGGCCACGGGCGGGTGCTGGCCGCGACGCAACTTGGGCTGACCGAGGCGCCGGTGATCGTGCTCGGGCACCTGACCGAGGCGCAGCGCCGGGCCTATCGTTTGGCCGACAATAAATTGACCGAACTCGGAACATGGGACGAGGCGCTGCTGTCGGCGGAACTGAACGAGCTGCTGGCCGACGACTACGACCTGTCGCTGGTCGGCTTTTCCGACGGCGAACTCGACAAGCTGCTGGCCTTCGATACGGACGTGGGCGGCGGAGAAGAAGGTAGCGCCGGGGGCTCCGTGCCTCCGCTGACCATCCCCGAGCCACCGCGCAATCCGGCCTCGCGGACAGGCGACCTGTGGATCCTCGGCGATCATCGGCTGCTCTGCGGGGACAGCACGAACCACGAAGATGTCCGCCGTCTGATGAACGGCGAGCGCGCGGTGCTGTTTGCGACCGACCCTCCGTATCTCGTCGACTACGACGGATCGAACCACCCGACGCGGAACAAGGACTGGAGCCAGTCCTACGGCGTCACTTGGGACGACAGCAGCCAAGGGGCCGAACTCTACGACGGGTTCATAGCGGCCGCCGTCGCCGAGGCGATCACCGAGGACGCCGCCTGGTACTGCTGGCACGCCTCGCGCCGGCAGGCGATGCTGGAGGCCTGCTGGGAGAAAGCCGGCGCCTTCGTCCACCAGCAGATCATCTGGGTGAAGGACCGCGGGGTTCTCACCCGGTCGCATTACCTCTGGAAGCACGAGCCCTGCTTCATGGGCTGGCGCCGACCGAACCGCCCGCCGAAGGTTGCCGAGCAGACGTTGCCCTCGACTTGGGAGATGCCGTCCTTCGCCAAGGACGACCGGCCCGACCACCCGACGCCGAAACCGCTCGACGCTTTCGGGATCCCGATGCGCCAGCACGTCGCCCGTGGAGGGCTCTGCTACGAGCCGTTCGCTGGCTCGGGCTCGCAGATCATGGCGGGTGAGGCCAACGGCCGGCGCGTCTTCGCAATGGAGATCAGCCCGGCTTACGTCGATGTCGCCGTAGAGCGCTGGCAGGCCGAGACCGGCAGGGACGCGATCCTCGATGGCGACGGTCGGACCTTCGCGCAGGTGAAAGCCGAGCGGCTGGGCGAGACCACGGCAGCAGGCGCCGATGCCGCTGCCTGATGGCCGTCTACTACAACGATGCCGACCCCTTGGCCTGCGCATGGCTGCGGGAATTGATCGCGGCCGGGCTGCTGCCGGATGGCGACGTGGACGAGCGGTCCATCCTCGAAGTGGAGCCCACCGACCTGCGCGGCTTCGCGCAGTGTCATTTCTTCGCCGGAATCGGCGGCTGGCCCTACGCACTACGCCTCGCCGGCATAGCCGAGAATCTGTCCGTCTGGACCGGCTCGCCGCCCTGCCAGCCATTCAGCCAGGCCGGGCAGCGCAAGGGACAGGACGATGACCGCCATCTCGCCCCGGCCTTCCTGCGGCTCGTCGCAGCCTGCCGCCCGGAGTTCGTCTTCGGCGAGCAGGTCGCGAGCGCGGCAGTGCTCGGACCAGTTGGCAGCGCGACTCGCACAGCGGCTGAGGGCCCGGCTGGCTGGGCGTGGTTCGACGCTCTGGCTTCTGACCTGGAAGCGGCATCTTACACCGTCGCGGCGGCCGATCTGCCGGCTGCGGGCATCGGCGCTCCGCACATCCGCCAGCGGCTGTTCTTCGGCGCCGCCGCCCTGGAGCCGGGCGGGCTGGGCAACGGCCTCAGCGCGGGATCACAAGGACGGATCGGAATGCCGGGCGGTGCCGATCAACGCGCTACTCGGCCGGCAGGTCTGGCTGGCGGGCTGGCCGACGGCGATGGCGGGCTCGCCCGCGACGGCAGCGTACAACGCGGCGGGCAACACGGATGCGAGCCGCAGGACGGTAAAGCTGGTCGACTGGTCGAAGGTGACGACCCCACCGGCGCCGATGCGACGGACGGCGTCTGGCGAGATCCGGACTGGCTCCTCTGCCGCGATGGCCGCTGGCGGCCCGTTGAGCCCGGAACATTCCCGCTGGTTGATAGGATATCCGGTCGCATGGGGCTGCTGCGGGGCTACGGCAATGCGATCGTGCCGCCGCTCGCGGCGGAGTTCGTGACGGCGTTTCTGGAGAGCCTGCCGGAGGGGCTGTGATGAAGCAGAGCCGGATCATGTCGATGGTCGAGGCCGCGACGAACGTCGTCGTCGGCTACGTGCTGGCCATCGCCACGCAGATCGTCGTGTTCCCATTGTTCGGGATCGAGACCGGTCTCGCCGAGCACATGACCATCGGCCTCGCCTTCGTCGGCGTCTCGCTGGCGCGCGGCTATCTTCTGCGCCGGCTGTTCGAATTTTGGCGGTGACGCCGCGCGTCACTCTTCGGAGGCGACTTCCGAGACGTATGCACCGCCCGCATTCCACGAACCTTCATCGAGGGTCCAGACGGCGTTTTCCATGTCGGCCAGAACCTTGAAGGCGGCGACTTGCGCCGCCTCAGGGGATAGTGCTTCGACGGACACGAAGGTGCTTTCGGTGACGTCGCGGGTGATCTTGACCCTGAAGCGCGGCATCAGTCCGCGTCCTGAATGCGATAGCAGCGCCCACGACCCTCGACCTTCTCCGAGGTGATGGTCAGGCCGAGCTTCTTTTTCAGTGCGCCGGACATGGCGCCCCTAGCGGTGTGAGCCTGCCAGTCGAGTGCCGCCACGATCTCGTCGATGGTGGCTCCGCCCTCGGCGCGGAGCATCTCGATCAGCTTCGCCTGCTTCGTGCCCGCGCGCGGTGTGCGCGCCTTGGCCGCGGGGTCGCCCTCGGCGGGAGCGTCCTTCGGGGCCTCCGCGCTCGGCGCCGCGTCGGCGCCCGTGTTCGCTCTGTCGCCGCCTTCCGGCTCGATCCCGATGGCGGCGAGGCCCGCATCTGCGATGTGCAGGAGGATGGCGCGGCCGTCCGTGTCGTTGCGCCAGATGCGGTTGAGGGCGGCATCGGCCTTGGTCCGGCTGTCGGTCGTGGTCTCGGCGATCAGCCCGCGGGAGAGGAGCGCGCCGACCACCTTGGCGGCCGCGCCGCCGCGGAGCGAGCCGGGAAGCGGCAGGACGTTGCGGTCCTCGCGCTGCGCGGCGGCGCTGAGGATCACGAGCTGGGTATCGGAAAGCTTGGTCATGGGGTCGTCTCCTTGGTCGGGGCCGCGACCGTCGCGACCCTCCTACGACCCCGAGCCGCGCCTTGGCGCGGCAGGAGTTCCGGCGGGGCCGGAGGTCAGATCAGCCCGAGGTCTCGCAGGAGCGTGGCGGCGTCGGGCAGCCGATCCGTCGCCACGTCGATGGCGATGGTCATGCTGTCGGCGGTAAGGCGGGCCGAAATGTCCGCTTCCTCGCGGAGGGCGTCCCCGATCTCCTCGAGAACGGCGGGGATGCGGCTGGCATCCCAAGGCTCGTTCAGGCCGCGGATGGCGATGCGGATGGTGCTGGTTTCCATGGTGCTTACTCCGCGTGCTCGCCCTCGCCGAAGGCGCTGTCGGTGATGCGCTTGAGGAGGCTGGCGTAGTGGTCAAGGGTGCCGACCATCGCCCAGCCCACCTCGTCGGGGTGGCAGTTGAAATGGTCGTCGCTCAGCGCCTGTAGCCGGGCGAGCATCTCGTCGATCTCGGCTTTCTTGCCGATGAAGGCGTTCAGCGCGGCTTCTTTGTTGCGGCGCGCCTTCTCGGCGCGGAGCTGGTGGCGGGGCGTGGTGATTGGGTTCAGGCGCGTGGTCATCCGGTGGCTCCGTGTGCTGAGTTGCATCGTCCTTCTGGATCCAGGTTCGCTCCGGCGCAGAGGCTTATCAACTCAATAAGCACATGATTTCGAATGATAATCGGAGCGCGGCATGGAGGGTCTGAGCGAGCGCCAATACGCCGCCCGCGTCGGCCTCTCGCGCGGGGCGATCCAGAAGGCGAAGGCCGCCGGCCGCCTGGTGCTGCACGCCGATGGGAGCATCGATCCCGACGCCAGCGACGCGCGCCGGGCCGAGAGCACGGACCCGTCGAAAACCCGCAAGCCGCCCGCGCCGAAGCGCAAGCCCGTACCGGAGGCGGCTGTTTCGGCGGTGGGCGATACCCTCAAGGAACAGGGCCTGGCCGCGCCGGCCACGGGCGGCGGGACGACCTTCCTGCAGGCGAAGACGGCCAACGAGGTGCTGAAGGCGCAGGAGCGGCGCATCCGGCTGCAAAAGCTGAAAGGCGAGCTGATCGACCGCGCCCGCGCGCTGGCGCTGGTGTTCCGGCTGGCGCGGCAGGAGCGCGATGTCTGGGTCAACTGGCCCGCCCGGGTGGCCGCACTGATGGCGGCCGATGTGGGCGTGGAACCGGCCGCGATGCAGAAGGCTCTGGAGAAACATGTCCGATCCCAGCTCGACGACCTCGCCGAGATCCAGCCCGATCTCCGCTGAGGACGCGGACGCGCAGGCCTTCGACGGGGCGCAGGACATCCTGCGTGCCTGGGGCGCAGGGCTGCGGCCCGACCCGGACCTGACGGTATCCGAATGGGCCGACCGGCACCGCAAGCTGTCGTCGCGCGCCTCGGCCGAGCCCGGGCAGTATCGCACGGTGCGCACGCCTTACATGGGCGAGATCATGGACCGGCTGAGCCCCGGCGATCCCACGCAGCGGGTGGTGTTCATGAAGGCCGCGCAGGTCGGCGCGACAGAGGCCGGGAACAACTGGATCGGGTTCGCCATCCACCAGGCGCCGGGCCCGATGCTTGCGGTCCAGCCGACGGTGGAACTGGCCAAGCGCAACTCGCGCCAGCGGATCGACCCGATGATCG